CAGCGTCGAACCAACCCATTTAAGGGTTAACCCGTCACTGCTCCGGCATTCACCACCAATGGGCCCAGACTAATATTCTGGTCCCTTATGGTGTGGGGAAGTGCTACTTAACTTCTCCCACCCGGGGTCGGTAAAAAGCCCCGGCTCGCCATTATTAGAACGGCGAGATCCACCCAAGCTTGATGCTGACGCGCTTGGGGCGTCCATAACGCTCCAAGTGACTCTCATCAACGCTTTCGGCGTCGATGTAGGAGGAGCGGTCCTCTTTCGGGGCAAAACCCCGGGGGTGAACCGCTGGAGTCCTCCTGCTGAGACACTTGAGCAAGGCACCAGGGCCGTCCAAAGGATCGGACGGAGCCTGGGAACGCTCTATATAGCCCCTGACTAGGGGGCTCTGCGTTCGAGAGTGTAGCTTCCGGAATTCATATCCGAGAGCAGTCTCTCTACCGAGCACAGCGGAGGTGGGGGCGACATTCGGGAAGTGCTCTAAGAGCTCTCCCAGATAGTCGTCTAACCACCGCGCGGTTTGCCAGAGACCAGACCAATAGGCCTGGTTCCTGAGCGAAACCGCGGATATTACCGCTGACGCGTCATGCCGTTGTGTTGGGAGCACCTGACGAACGCGGACGATACTAACGTCCACGCCATCATAGTACTCCTTTCCGCAAGACTCCCTGAACCTTCCGGTCCAGAAAGACTTGCCGACGTTTACTCGAAAACCGAAGTACTCGAGTTCGTCGACAACGGATAGCACATTATCTCTGGGGACAATGATGTCATCCCCAAAGACACGCACCTGCTTCCGAAAGCGACTAAAATCCGCTCCGGAAGAGAATGGGGCACTTAGCTCCTTCTCGATCCCTAAGAAGACAATGGTCAAGAAGACCATTGCTTCGAAGGGAAAGCAGAGAGCTGAACCCATAGATGCGAACTTGGACAGGCCTAAACAGCCGTGCCCAGGTACATCAGCTGTTAAAGACCTGCTGGCTTGGACCGCCCCAGACAAATGGGGGTAGTCCTCCAACATGGTCAAAACATGCTGATTGGAAACACGATCGGAAGCCTCACTCAAATCGAGTGTGGCAAGATCCCCGCTGAGGGATCCCTCGCGTGCCATTTCCCTATTAGGGATTTGGTCATCGAAACCGATCACGCGTGAGAGGAAGTCATCCTCCTTTAACGCGTCAAGGATAGCGCGGTAGAGACCTTGCTGCACATACTGTGTGCAGGTCGGTTCTATCGCGATCAACCGGGGTGTTTTCAGCGTCTTAGGAACGGAGATGACCCTAACGGGCACCTCCGCACCAGGTTCGACGATGTTCAGATCTTGCGAAAAGAGCCGGTAGTTAATCGGATTTGACGCAAGATGCTCTTCAGCTGGAAAGAACTGCTGAAGACGCGCGGTCCAGGTTCGCTGATCCCACTTGGCGTTAGCCGAGAGACGATCAGCGACAGCGCCTGGTCCATGCTGGGGGATTATACGTCCCCAGTCAACATCTCTGTTGACTTTGGCGAAGGTTTCGCCAAACAGCATTTCAGAAACACGCTTGAACTCGGCCAAGTAAGCCGGGTCCATACGCTCATCTGAAGCCCGAACATCGTGCTCACACTGAACATATTCCGACACCGCTAACCTCTCACGTTCCGCGGAGACGACCTTTCGGCCGCCACCAACGGAAAGGCTTGACCCTTCGGTCTCGCCGGGGAGGGCTATCTTACCAAACATCAGTGTTAACTGACGAATGGCATAGATTGCCTCGGTATCGGGATTGTCCAGAAGCACGCCATTACTAGGGTTGAACACACGACCATAGAAACCCTGCAGAAAAGCAGGGAGACTAGTAAATGGTGCCGTCTTAAAAGACGACGCCATCGAAGGGTCGACGAACCCGGACTCGAGCCACCTCTCGGTGGCCTTGCCCAGGTCAGCCAGGGTTACGGCCAAAAACCATAACCCCTCGTGTTCAGCCCGGGCCGCGACGGTTTTAATGTCGCGGGTGGCGCTAGTGCAGCATCGTACGGCTAATTCATTAGCCGTACTGGACCAGAGAGATATCAGGCTTTTCATGGACCCCCTCCTTTCGTTGGGGTAATCCATCCTTAGCCTGCGTCATTGCGCTCCGGATTAACAGTGATTAAAAATCACTGTTGAACCCAGCTCAATGAGTCGACCAAGGACCACTAATATAGCTAGCGTAATCGCGATAGCCTTAGGGCTAACGTAGATCCGCAAGTCAATAAAGCGGTCAGGATCGACAGGTGGCCATCTTCTCTCGGACTTCACTTCAATCCGAGAGTGAGACTTGTAAGCCATCTGATATTACTATCAGACGGAAAACAAGAAGGCAATAAGTTCTGCCTTCGGCCCCTCATGGCGAGTGTTAAACTCACTCGCCAAGTCATCGTTCACGACTCACCGCCTAGCAACTTGACGATGAGCGAATCGCTGTTGCCGGTAAACTGGTTTTTGAAGCCAGTGTACACGGCCAGCGCCTCCGCCGGGGTATACCCAGCCGGAGGCACATCGAATACCACGTAACAGGCCATGGAGACTTTCACGTTCTCCGAAGGCCTGAACGGGTCCGATGTGATCTTGGACGTGTCGGCTCGCAACATCCTCCGTGTCCGCTTGCCATAGGTATGGCTAGCGGTCATTTTGGTAAGCCCGTCGTTACTCTGGTACTCACTTTCGTCCTCCCCCACGCTGACGCGTGGGAGGGAGATCGTGGTACCCGAGATAACTAGGGTTTGCGGGTCGGCGAATGACATAGGCATCTCTCCTAAGGAGACCAGCTACGGTCCCCCTGCTGGCGTTTTAACGCGTGTAGCTTAACACTACTTACTCCGGGATAAACCCAGAGCAGCAGCGATGGCCAGTTGGCGCGGTGTAAAACCCGCCCAACTAAGGCCGAACCCAAAGGGTGTTGCCCGACGACGTTGTTTTGTCTCATTGAGATAAACAATTTTGCCGGGACGAGCATCGGAATAAAATCCGGTAGGCCCGTCGAATACGTACGTATCACGAACAAAAGAATGTTCCATGATATATCCGTAGACCAACACCTGACCGTCGCTAGCCCAATCCTGAAGGTTACCAATAAGGTCACCGACAGGGACGAACCAGTCCACGGCCCAGCTCCAAGGGGCAAGGTTCCATAGAGTTTCGGGACTCGGGTCCAAGCCAAAAACTTTCTTGGCTCGGACAGGCACCGCGACACCACCTACTGATAAAGGTAGGTGGTACGTGAATGCACCCGAGAACCAACGCTCAATACGCGTTTCACGCGTACGCAGAACCCTGCCTTGGTTAGTCTCGGTAAGGTTGCGAAGCACCTCATCATCAAAGCCTGCAAAGGCATTGAGATTTTGGTGACTCACAACAGTACTAACATCCGAGACTGTTGGGAATTTGAATCTCCTGCGGACAACCTTCCCGGCGTCTCGCCGATACTGCTCTACAGCAGCATCGGCTCGACGCATGGCATTCACTGTATCGCGAATGTCATTTACGAGAGGTTTCCAACCAAACTCGACGTTAAGGTATTCGTGTCCGATCGCTTTACGCGCTCGGCCGATACCCGCTTTCCAAAGCTCGGCTCCGATTTTATTCGGAGCTCCGTCTTTGGCAAGCTCGCCCAGTGTGGTTGATAAGTCCACAAGAGCATTAGTGGGTTTACACTGGGAAATGGCCTTCATGCCGTATACGTCTAATGCATTTTGTGCAGAAGACGCGTCCGGCGGCCATCCCGGTGAAATTTCGAAGGGGATGAAGTAGCCGTCATACTGCACGGCTCGCTTCAAGAACCCTCCGATGATCCCTTCACCAGCCATAGAAACCTGGCCGCCGATTAGGCGAGCAGACTTCTTACTGGTGTAGAAATCACCACCAATGTCACCCGAGGCAGCGCCGCGTTTTCTACGACGCCACCCAGGGTGATTCTCCGACACAGTTACCTGTGTCCCGTGAGGCCCTAAGGGATGCGGAGGTGTACTCACACGAGTAACACTCGTGGGATTTGCACCAACCGTATCCCATATGACCGTTCGACTCGGTACGGCCCCTCTAAAGGGGATGGCACGTTGTCGTGTACGGCTCATAAATGAGCACCCACGGCACCAGAGCTCCTTGTGGTCCGATGGAGGACTAAGTCCTCCAACATGGTGTACCAACACCGCCCGCTAGGGCGACATAGGTACCCTTAAGCTGCACTGCGCCAGGGGCCCCTTACGGG